GATAAGACGAGGGTCTGTCCAATCGTTAGCTTCTTCCGGCTTGAATCCGTAGTCCTTGACAGCAGATTTCAGGATCTGGGAGTAGCGGTCATCGCTCCAGCCCGGAATCTCGTTCTGCAATGTCTCGACTGCGGCCCTTGCCGCTTCCTGCTTTGCCCTGGTAGCTTCTGCTTGGCGTTCTTGGGCTAGACGCTGCATCTCACCTTGAATCTGCTGGAAACCCTGCTGGATCTGCATCCGCTTGAAGAACAACTGCTGCGCCTTCGCGGGGTCTTCCAGTGCAAGCTTGTTGAGATCAGCCTGCATGGCTTCGGGGTCGGCAAGCCTTACCAAAGCCTGCTGCAACACCTGAAGTTGCTGCTCGTATGCCTTCGTCCTCGCCTCGACTTCGGCTTTCACCTTGTTCGGCAGTTCGGCCCTCTCTTGAGCCAGAGCCTGCGTCTTCTGGGTGTAGTCGTAGCCCTTCTGCGCGAGTTCGATTACCTCGGGTTCAAGAAACTCCTTCTCCTCGCCTCGGTAGTTCAGCTTCAGTTTGCGTGGCTCTTCGCCTTGCGCTTCTTCAGTTGACTCTTCGGCTGGTTCCTCGGCCTGCGCTTCCTCAGAGGCTTGTGCTTGCTCCGGTTCAGGTTGGGCTTTGGCGAATTTGCCTTGTTCGTCCCGTTTGGGCGGCGGCGCAAATTCGGGCGTCTCTTGCAATGCTGCTAATACACCTGCTACTGCTTGGTCGTCGTTCTGGAAAGGCTGGATTTCACCTTGGCCTTCGGGCATTTGGATGCCTCTTCTTCTGTTGAAAAATGGTTACTTGTGGAGCTTGTTGAGGATCTTCTGCGCTCCGGCTTCGTTGTAGGAATGGGTCTGACCACCGTGAACCGGCGTGTCCTTGCCAGAACGATGGGCAGAATAGCCACCAGTGCCGCTATTCAGCGAACGCACGGCAGGGGCGCTCTGATTCGGCCCGCCCTTGGTATTGTTTTGAACGGGGATGTTCTGGCCCCCGCGAGCCTTGTTTTCGGTCATTGCCATGCTGTCTCCTAGATTCCGAAATAGTCTTTCGCCCGTTCCATCATTGAGCGTTGCTGCTCTTCCAATTCCAACTGCCTCGTTGCCAGCTTCCCCGTCTCCATGAAGCCTGAGAGAACATCCCTCATGCTGTGCAGGACTTCGTAACGGTCGAGCAGTCGCAGCCTCAACTTCTCGTCAACAATGGCCGCATTTCGCATCCCTGCCAAGAGAGCACCTTCCACCGTCTCAAAAGCTTCCTTGAACAAATCGTCATCAAGGATCTGTCTTGCCCTATGCCCCCGCGCTATTTCCTGTTCAGGATTCATAGCGATGCAATAACCATCATCAGTTCCTCTTCGTCATCACGAAGTTTTTTGAGCATCGCCAGTTCTGCAAGGCGGTCTTTTTCCGCTCGATCACGCATCGCCTTTTCTCTTCTGGCAATGCCTATTGCCAAAGCATCCGGCGAAAGGTCAAGCGACAGGTTTTGTTCATACCTGACAAGCAGTTTTTCAAGCTTCTTTTCTTCCCGATTCAGGCGGGCAAGAATGCCGTCAATACCCTTTACGTCAGGTTCCTGAATCTTTGCCTTCAGGGCCTTGGTTTTCCTGACGGCCTTCTTTATTTCTTCTTTGGCTTCTTCTTTCTTCAGTTCGGTGAATATGACCCACCGACGCCTGAAAGGCGCGCCGCCGCCGACAATGCCTGTCTGTGCTGACATTGCATCAGCGCCGTTCGTTGTGTCTGAACTAAACGCAATCGAACTTCCTGCAACATCTATTGAAGCAAGCGATACATCCGCACCATTGACAGATGCGCTTGTTGCATCCGCCAGCGGATCGGCAGCGATGGAAGAAACATCCGCCCCATCAGTTTGGGAAGACGCTGCCTCAATGATGATGTTGGCAGAAGCGACACTTACATCAGCGCCGTCAGTCGTTGCGCTTGAAAGCCCTCCTATCGGGCTAACGCTTGCAGATGCTGTATCAGCGCCGTCAGTGCTTGCAGACGAAAGACCGACCACGGGGTCAACCGTAGCAGCTGATATATCTGCGCCATCAGTCGTTCCAGACGAGAAACCAACTATCGGCCCGATGTTAGTGGCCGTTATGTCCGTGCCGTCCGTAGTCGCTGAACTCCAAGCGACTATCGGGTCTATAACCGTGCTTGTTACATCCGCGCCGTCAGTGGTAGCGGACGAGAAACCTATTACAGCCAGGTTCCCCGGTAAAAACTTCTCAGTGAAACTCCGTACCGGACTGGTCGGCCCCTTTGTAGCAGGAACGCCAGGATTAGCCCGGAACGGGGCTGGCATTTCAGTTCAGCGAATGAATGAATGCGTATTGCGTAGTGAATGAACCCGCAACGCTAAGAGTCTTGCTGAACGTGATACCGCTGTTAATGGTCGCGTCAACGCTGGCAGACGTACCACCGAAAGACAAACTGAAGGCAGAGCCAGCAGTCGCGGCAGTACCAGCAGACACAAAATAACCCGTGCCAATACAGGTAGAGTTAGTTCCCGCAGCGCCAATCGTGCGGAATACTAACCAAAATTCAAGCGTCCAAGGAACGTTGGTGAGCGAAGCCGGAACCGTTTGTGTTACCGAAGTTCCTATGGTCGTACCGCCAAGCACTCCATACTGCGGTACCAAAATCAACGTCGATGCCGATGCGCTGGTGGACATGATCCCGCCAGCAACTACGTGGTAAATCTTGCCAGCCTTTGGGTCATTTGCATAAATAGGCGTGAAAGTCGCGCCAGTCCACAAAGCTTCCGCCGTTGTGGCAGTAAGCGCGGAACCCGATGCGACTGGCGGGTCAATGAAAGGCCCATCTGCGAAATATTGTCTAGCCATTTAGGCACCAAACGCCGTGACCGTCATGCTGGTGAATGAGCATGTCTGTCCATTGGCGATATTTGTATTAGTCAAGTTCATGTCGGAGCCAGAAGTGCCACAAAGACCCTGCATGACAGCGTTGGTGGACGTGGCAGCGTTCGGGTAGATCCTGAAATATCCAGCAGTCCCAGCCGCAACGGCAGCAGCGTTAGAAATCGCGCTAACCGTCAAGACGCCACCTGAAGAAGTTCCAAACTGACTTGCATTCCCAGCAAATGTCACCAACAAAGTGCCAGTGTCAGCAGTGCCGCAGTTAGCAGGAGGGCTTCCTGTCCAAATCTTGATTACGCATGAAGTCCCCACGTCCGTGGAAAGCTGGCTCATGGCATTCGTTCGGTGCGTGGTACTGTATTGAATCGCCATCTAGGCACTCTCCAAGGCACGGCTAGTCTTGTATTTCCTCTGCCACGTAACTTCCATCTTCGGCTTTGGAAATCTTCTTTTTACCGGCAGGCATATGAATATGGATTACCGGAATAGGGTCTTTCTTTTCTGGCTTTTGTTCTTCAACTTTTGCAGGCTTGGATTCTTCATTTTTTAACTGCGCCTGCGCCGCTCTGGCATCAATCGATGCAAGGGCCACTTGCAAAGCCCTGTCCAGCATTGCTTCCCTGTGGTCGTTCTGGGCAGTAGCTACATGCTTCGCTGCTTCGGCTTCCTGTTCCTTGTCATGCATGTGCATGTCTGCACCGATTGCCGTCAGGTCAATGCCCATGCGCTTCATTTCAATGGCAAAGTCCTGCATGGCCTTGTCCCGTTTCTGCTTGTCGCCCATCTGCGCCTTAGCCCAAGCAAGCTGAATCTTCAGCATGTCGGGGTTAGGTTGAGGCTGCGGCGGGGGTAGTCCAGCCGGGTCTTGGAAGAACGCATCCGCATTCTTCGGGAAGACCGCTTGTGCGTACTTCCGAGCGGCTTGGTAGATGTTCTGCTCCGTAACCACCCGACCGGACAGACCCATCTTGGAAATGCCATCCTGGATCTGCATGATGCCCATGGCACCTTGCAGGGTCGTTTGCTGGGAACCCGTACCCAATCCAACAGTCACGGAGATATTGAAGCGGTTTCTCCACTCCCGAGGATTGATCGGCACCCAATTACCACGGAGTTGCACCATTTCCTGCTTGTTCTGGTGCTTGCACTCAAGTTCCAGAATCTTCCAGAACAGGGGCTTTACAACCGTCTCGGCAAGAATCCGCGCCATCAGGTTGATGCGTTCCATCGCCGCATTCTTGAAGGCATCAACAAACGCAGCCTTCGCATTGATGGCGTCTGGATCTACCGCATTCGGGAAGTCAGTAGCCCCCACCCGGTTCTGCTTGATCTTGTCGAAATACTCAAGCAGCGAGTAGAAGTTATTCCCCAGAAGGGTCGGAGGAATCGGAGTAACCGCCCCAATGACCTTTTGCCGAATAACCCCATTCGGACGGCTGGTAAGAAGGTCGTCCATGTTGACCATGCCATCAAGCACGGCCATCCGCCCGTTGTTCGCAACGTAGGCGTTGTCAAGCAACTGACGGGTGATCGTGGACTTCAGTAACTGGATATCCCCGATCAGGTCGAATATCGACAGACCATAATGCTTGTGCGGCATGATGATCGCCGTACCACCAATGATCGGGGTCGAGTCGAATTCTTCATTGTCAAGAATCGTTCGGCCGATCTTCGTTACCTTGCGGTACTCAGCAATTCCATCGCCGTCATAGTCAACGTAAAAATATGCTTCGCAGAGCCACACTCTCCGAGTCGTCGGGTCTGCGTTGGCTTGGTCAACCCGATAGGCCAGAGCGTCGTCAAACTTGTTTCTTTCAATGCGCTCAAGGTTGAAGTCCGCATTCGGCGCGAAGTCGGAAATATCGTCAGGAACGTCAAAGCCCATCTTCCGAATCTCGGAAATGGTCTTCAGAGTCCGGTGCTCGACAAACCTAGCTTTAGTAAGCTCGTTAGGCGTATCCCGAGAAATCAGGACTTCCTCGGGAGGTACGGGGTCAATGCACGTCTTACCAAGGGAGACAGTTCTACGGAACTTGGCGTCGTAAGTCCCCGTAGGGTCTAGTTCCCCCTCTTCCGCAGCGTCAGAATCCTGCTCGATCTTCAGCGGCTCAAGCTCCGGGTCTTGCAGGAGCATCGCCAACTCAGGCCCGTTCAGGTCTTCATACGTCTCGGTCTTCTGGTCGGCGTACTCTTCCCAATAAACCTTGGTGTAGCCGTTCTTCAGGAGAAGAGCGTCTTTGAAAAGGCAATAGAGAACGAGAAAGCCCGGATTCTTCTCCCAGAAAACATAGTGGAGGTAATCCGTAGCTTGAGCAGCCAGTTGCTCATCGCCAGGCTTTTTAGGTTCGCAACGAACGATCTCACCCGAAGCCGCAAAGATCGCCATGAGAGCGGGAAGAATGCCCTCCACAGCGTCCTTTACTTCAGTGGTGACTACCTGCGACTTCCCCTCGACCTCATTACCGTAGGGCTGGCCGTAGTAATACTGCATGGCCTTCCTGCGCTGTTCAGCGAGCGCCCCGGTATAGGCGGAAATGCAGTTCGCCTCTTCGTGTTCGATAAAGGCGATCAGGTCTGATTCGTCCATTGCCATCTAATCGCCCTTGTTCTTATTGTTCGTCTGGAGATTTCTTCCCCATGCGGGCCTTCATGGCCTTCAATTCACCTTCCAGCTTGGTAACTCGCTCGGTAAGCTGGGCGTCGTCTTTTTTGTCTTCAACGAGTTGGATTACCTCCTTCTTGAAGGCTTTCCACTCATTTATCAGCCACTGCATCTAGATTCCATCCTGCAAATTGGATTCACCAAGCCGCCATCTATGCTCATGAATCGCATGTAGGTTCTTTATAAGCCTGCCGTAAGCCTCGCGTTGTTTCTTAGACCTGCGATTAGGTGGCCATGACGTGATGCCATATGCGTCCAAAAGCTTCTGATTCACACGCACCAAGCCATAGTCAGTAACGATTACTTCAATGGCTATGTTTTTCAAACAATCCCCATCTGTGGGTATGCAATCGGATTCGACCATTCCTCGGAGTTGTTCATCGTCACCGAATACAAAGCAGCGTACTGAAGAGCGTCTGCAATGTGCGAATAGTCATTCTTGTCGGGCTGATCCCGGTACTTCTCATCACCCGAGACTTGAACCCGCTTGTATTGATACCGACCGTTGAATCCCTTGCGGATCATCTCGGCCTTCGGATCTACAAGTAACCCCGGCTTGGCATCGACCATCTTCGTCAGGTATTTAGCAACGGCTTCTCGCCTGCCAATAAAGGCATTGGTGGCCGCAGGAACCGCAGGGATGCCCTCCTCTGCCAGTTCCATGAAACAGGTCTTCTCGTCCGTCTGGGCGCGACCCGTACCAGCAGGATCACCGACCGCCTGAAAGGTGAATGTCGGGTAATTCAAAGCCAGATGAGGCTTCACAATGTCCCGCGCAAACTGACGAATGCCCATGTCAGTCGCTACCAACTCATCCAGGACTAACAGCCTTCCCCTGTGAACCTGGCAAATCGCACAGGCAGGGGTAAGCCCGTAGTCAAAGCCCAGAATGAGAGGAATCCCCTCTACAGGCTTGACAGGCTTGCAGTGAACATCGTCGTTGTATTCGGGATAAACTGGCTTCCCGTCAACCACCGACCCATACTGAGCAAGGACAAAGACCTTGATCCAGTCCCGAGTCTTTCCAGCTAGTTGCCGGTAGTAATACTCGTACCCGTTAGGCAAATTAGGGACGTTCTCGGCCAGAGGATTCGGCTCATACGAGTCCCGGTCGTTGTAGTCCCCGCCCTTGTAGATCAAGCCACCCGGCTGTTTGAAGAACTCCCAATCTTTAGGTCGCTCCCTCTCAGCCAACCGAAAAAGCCAGTGGTCGTCATCCGGGAAGTTCGTATCCAGAATCACCCCAGACCAAGTTGCCTTCCCGCCCTTCGGATACCGACCAACCCGCTGGGTAAGAATGTCGAATACAGCCTTCGGAACCTCCGAAGCCTCATTGATCCAGGCGCCAGTCAGTTCCAGGCTTCGGAACTTCCCCACCTCATCAGGCCTGTCCGCAGGGAAGAACAGAACTTCAGCCTCGACCTTCGTCCCATCCGGTAACCCAAACTCAAGGTTTGCAGTTATCGGCGCGTCCCACTTCGGTTGCCACGCAGGAAACCACTCGCACCACGTCTTGATCGTCGTGGACTTCAGTTCAGGGTAGGTATTCCGAATCACCGCCCAGCGGGTCTTCCTGACCCCGTTCTGAGGCTCCTGCTCGCAAGCTCGGGTAAATATCTCCAGACAGGTAGCCGAAGACTTTGAACTCCCCACAGGCCCGAGCAGGCCCCTTACAAACGCATTCGACGCATGAAACTTCCTTACCGTCTCCCCTGCTGGGGAGTAACTAATCAGGTCGCTCAGAACCTAGATTCCATAGACACGGCGGAACAGCATCCGCGCACGCCGCGTCCCAAGGTTGGTAGCCAATCCGCTCACCTTGGAAAGCAGCAAAAACTTCCGCCTAAATGAATACGTCATCGCGCCCGATTTGGCCGCCGTGGTTGCCACACGAATCAAAGCCTCGGCAGGAAGATCCGACTTGCACTTCCGCAGCGCCCGCTTGACCAGCATCGGGTTAAAAACCTTCGATAATCCGCTCCGCACTTCGGCGTTCAATGTCCGCTCCTCCGACGCTTCATGTAGTCCCGCATGTAGGCGTTGTAGGCTTCCCTGTCGCGTCTGTTCGCCGTCCTCGGTCGAACGCAAGCAACGCCGCACGCCTCGCCTCCCGAAGCCTTTTCAGGCGATCCGGACTCAGCCTCGTCACCAGAATCTTCAACGCCTCTGTTAATCGCATCCGCGTTAATCGCAATTGTGTTAATCGCAGGCCTGTTAATCGCAGCAGCCACAGAGCAACTCAGCATCGGGTCGTGACGAATTAAGCAAGCCCTACAGACGGGGTAGCGCGGAAGAGCCGGAGCCGTCATCGGTTACCATCCCCGGGTAGCGAAAATCCTCCCCACCCCGGCCGGGAATAAGGGATTCCTTACCGGCCCGCAGGCAAGCATGCTTTCCGGCTTACTGCCCTGCATGACCAGTGCCGAATCACCGCAAGTCGTTGATACGCCTAGCCTTGCTCGGTTGGATCGGTGGGGTTGTGCTGTATTTGTGTGCCACGCCCCGGCATGTTGATCTGAATGGCGATGGCAGGCGTCTGATTACCGCTGTCCTGGCCGTACATGCGTCGGTGCAGGCGCTCAAGCTGCCAGCGGGCAGAGGCAAGCCGTTCCCGAGCGCGCGTGGTTATAACCGTGTCCGAGGCCGTTTCCAACTCTGTCTCTGCTGCTTCAATCTCGGCTTGGTACTTAGCGACGGTGACGTGCTTCCACTCGTCTTCCAGTTCAGTGGAGACGAGGCGCCATACAGCGATACGGGAGACGCCTAGTTCTTGGGCGATCTCTGCGATCTTTCTGCCTGCTTCGTAGTGGGTCAGGACTGAGCGGGCTAGTTCGGCCTTACCTTCCTTGCCTAGCGCGCGGATTGGGTTGTAATGCTCGGGGAGCGTGGGGAGTACGGGAAGCTTTTTCTCCGCGAGGACTACTTCAGTCCCCATTAGTTGACCGTGCTGACCTGTTTCTCTGCGGCTGCGGCGAACTGTGCCCATTGCGCCTCGATTTCTGCCTTTTCACGCTCAAAGGTTTCCAGCCGGGAAAGCGCGCTGTCCACCTTCTGCTCTAGCGTCTGAAGCCTTGCCTGCATGTCTCTGAGTTCGACTTCGGTCATCTTGGCCTCATGGCTTGGGCCGCTTCTGTGTGCCAGTCAGCAGCCTGTTCAGTGGTGAAGTATTCGTCGAAACACGGTGTCCCCAGCGTCCAGTGGATCAGCTTGGCTTCGTGGTTCGGGCCCTCTTCTTGGGGAAGCCAGTTCCAGGCTTTGTCCAGAGATCCAATGCGCTCGTCAGGAAGCCATGCGAATCGGTGCATGTGTTCCCCGTCATGCTTGCGGACATAATCAGGAGTCAGAACGCGGTTTTGATAGTTCCCGCACTCCCAGACAATCACGCTCGACCAGTTCTTTCGGGGATAGTCCCGGTTCTCGTTCCCAAGGTACTTCTGGGCGGCTTTGGTCTTGTAGTCGTGCTTGACCACATGAACAGCCGAGAAAGCGTCCCTACAGCCCCATAGCTCGGCTATGTCGGACTTTAC